TAAAAGAAATTAAACCTTGTTACATTGGAGATAAAATACACGTTAATTCACGTAATGGAATATATCGTGTAGTCAATGTAACATCACAGTTTATTATACTTCAGACTAAACATCAAAAGTATAGAACTACTTGGAACAACTTCAAATGTCTTGCAGGAGGATTTAAAAACCTTTAAAAATAACAATCAACAAAGTACTTCTTTGTTGGTTGATATTTTACTATAAATATCACCAGATAATATGCAAAGAGATACACTATCACCGACACGAACTAAAAGACCAAGGTTAAAAAGTTCTAAACTATTAGCATCTACAAGAAAAGATGCTAAAGTTATGACATCTGTTCTTGTTAGCTACAATCCTAACAGAATAGCACGTTCTCTCAAAGTATTGAGAGTATCGTAAACTAAATTAAACCAACATTGTGGGCTTGTCCTTCGGTGTTGGTTGATTATTAGAAACGGTTGCAATAGTGTAACCGTATGATAAACACTATATATTATGAGTACTATTAAATCTTTTAGCGGTTCTGCATTATTAGGAAGAACTAACGAATCAGCTCTTAAATCAATGCTATCAGGAGTTGCAAAATTATCATCTGTTACCAATCACGTATCAGCAAAAGGAACTCAATCCGTTAAATTTACTTTTGACGCATCAGCTCCTAATCAAGAAGGTCACGATGAATATCTTAGAACTTCTCAAGCTACATTCTTGACTAAATCTATGCAAAAGCTTGTTTACTTACTTGTTCACTCAAATAACGAAGAGGCTAAGACAGCATTTAGTCAATTACCTGAACCTGTTACCGTAGTCAATGGTGCAGACGGAAACCCTATCTACTTTGAAACTAAGGAAGAATTAGAGGGAATCAGAGCAGAATACGGAGAAGATATTGACTTTATGTGGGTAGATGATGATGAATCTACAGCACGTTATTGCGTTAGAGTTACAGAAGGAAAAGCTTATTGTGACCAAATTATCGCAGTATTTTCTAAACTCGTAGGTACTAAATATAGTCTTAAGATTAGAAAACCTATCTCTGCTGAAGATGCAGTCAAAATGAATGTTAAGCCTGATAATTTTCAACGTTTAAAATCTATTGAATCAGCTCCACAGAGTTAAAAAACAAATACACATCCTACTCGGATGTGTATTTTTTTTAATTAATTACCGATAGTTTGCTAAATTACTATGTGTATGAATACCATATTAAATGCAAACAATACTTAATTACCGATAGACTAATGGGTACTTAGTCATTCGGCATCGGGGTAATTTGTTAGTGTATTAGAAAGACTCGAATTATTTATTTACAATTAAAAACTTAAAAAAATGAGTGAAGAAGCAATTTACGTATTATGTATATCATCCATGACGATACCAGTTTTATACATTATAGTGTTCGCGATCAAGTATTACTACATTTCTGCTGTATGTAGAGAATGGAATGAGAAACTGTATTCCTATACCAAACATATAGAGAAAAAGAAAGATTGGAAAAGAGAAAACTACAAATACTTAGAAGATATGTATCTATATCCGGATGATATAGGGATATATGTTTTTAAAGATTGGAAAGAATCAGACCTTATCTTTGATAAGTTTACTTTATTTAATGTAAACGAGCATAATAGACGTAGGTCAGCTAAAAAAAAGCTGAACAATGAAAAAGCCTAAACCTATTAAAGGTATTAGAAAGACTCCAATGATTACTAAAGAAGATATGTTGAGTTTTTGGAGAAACTTTGACGATAAACTATTGCAAGATGTTTTGTTGGCCAGATGGGAAAACGAACTTCTTAACCAAAGAAAGAATAAAGAGGTATAATAGCCTCTTTTTTTTATGCAGAAGATATTATATAGATATTCTGCAAATTAACATATATACAAACAACTAATAAAACACAGAGGATTATGGCACGATTAGCACAATTATTAGAAGAAAAGGGATTCAAAAGCTCGGAAAAGCTTAGAGAAGAATGTCCATTAAGCGATTGGGAGATTGCTAAAACACTATTTGACAATTTAGTTAGAAAGGCTACTAAAAAGAACTGTCTTATTGAGAATAAGACTATTAAGAAAACTGTTAGGAATAACTTTGGCAAGACTAAAGTTATAAGCAAGACTAAGATTTCAAAGATTAGAATACCATCTGTTTCTTTAATAGAAAATGGTGTTTTGTTTGATAGTAAGGCTTTGTGGGTTAAACCACTTATCCAGAAAAACAGAATAGTATTCTTTTGGAAAGGTATTTACATAGATGGAGCAACTATCTTTGGCGAAAGCATTAATAGATATCAATAGCTATGAATTGGAAAACAAGAGAAGGTAATGAGATTGAGGTTAAAGATATGACCTCATCTCACGCTGAAAATACTGTTTTAATGCTTATGAGGAACAATGGGCCTCATAAGATATTAGAATCATTATTGTATGCGTATGAGAAATACTCGGAAGAGAATAAACTACAAGAGGTAGTTCTTAATGGAGATATGGCTCAAGAGTTTAATGACATGCAAGATAACGCAGATGAAGATGAATGGATGAAATATTTTGTAGGGTATTAATGAATTTCAATGAGTGCTTCGGTACTCATTGAAATTTAAAATATATAATTATGAATCTTAAATCATTTGCTAAAGAACTGGAAGCAGTATACACTAAGAAAGATGATGTACATAGAATGAAAATAAATTGTTCTCAAGCTTTAAGTGAATTTGTAAGGAAAGTATTTCCGGTACAAATTGACTATAGAGAAGCTTTTATGTGTGTATATTTAAATACAGCTAACAATACTATTGGTTTTACGGTAGTTGGATTAGGAGGATTAACAGGAGCTATTGCAGACCCTAAAACTGTATTTCAACATGGTTTATTGTGTAATGCAAGAAGTGTAATACTTGTACATAATCATCCATCAGGTAATTTAAAACCAAGTCAAGCTGATATCAATCTTACTAATAAAATGATAGATTGTGGAAAGTTACTTGATATTACAGTACTTGATCACTTAATAATAACAGAGGAAAGCTTTTACAGCTTTGCTGATGAAGGATTAATATAATAATTTAATCAGTACTTCGGTGCTGATTGAATTTAAAAATATACATAATTATGGCAAAAGCAGACTATCGTTTAAAAGAAACTAAATTGTTTAATGGAAGAGAAGCTTATATGATAATTGAATCACTACGTACTGAACGTGATGCTTCAATTAAAATAATAGAAGATATGGAAAAAGATGGCAAAAGACCATTGTTTACCGTAGACTTTATTAAACAAGAAATAAATCAACTAATTAAGAAAATTGAAGATAATACAAGAATACATGAAGTTGACAAAGAAAGAGTATGAAGAATATCTAAACGACTTATCTCCAGAACAAGGAGATGAGCGTTGGATAATTGGAGGAACTATTCGTATGGCACATATGTGGCAAAACAAATGGGGAACTTCCATAAGAAAGTATGACCCAATAGCTTTTCAAGTTGGGTATAATGAGTGGGTAAAACAAAGAGAATTTGCATTAAAAAAATAAAAGTTATGCCGAAAATTAACACACACCATATTGGAGAATACTGTGCTTATGGAACAGTAAGAACTGAAACAGATGATGATGCACGAATAGTAATCAGATTCTATGATTTTAAGACTAAATCACCTATCAGAGAGTCAGCAATATTTGACTTTGTAGATAAGCATAAGATACAATGGTATCTTGAGGACAATATGTCTGCTTACTATGCTGATAAAGTAATGGATAAGATATATGCCTGAAGAAATAGCATGTCCAGACTGCGAAGATGGTACTCAATATTTAAGTAACTATGTATCGCAAGAATGTGATACCTGTAATGGTACAGGTATAATAGAATTAGAAAAAGAATAACTATGGCAGATTTAAGATGCCCTAATTGTTACGACAATTTAGGAAAAGATAAAGAAAACACTAACCCAGCTTATTGTGGAGAGTGTGGAGAAGATAACATTCCTAATCCGAGAGGATATAGAGATGATGAAGAATCAGATGAAGAACAAGAAGCTCATTTAGCTTTTGCTCGTAAAAACTTGAACTAATGGGTTTATCAGGAGTAATGAAAGCAATAGCTGTAATAGACTCAAATCTATGTGGTTTGCATATCTATGATGTTCCAGATGAATATGATTCTGAACAAATAGAAGAGTTTATAGTATCTGAAGGACACCATTTGAGTGAATGCTCATGGGGAGAATTTGACGGAATAGTAAATGATTTCAGAGAATAATGTTTGGGAATAACTATATGTACACTATTCGTAGGCACCTTGGAAAAGGTAAGTACTTCGGATGGTGGCAAATAAGAAAACACATAACTAATGCAAAACAAGGAGATATAGTAGAATACGTAGATCCTGAAAAGTTTTGCATTATTTTTAGAACTTGCTTTCTGTATAACAGACCGAAAACTGCTCAAAAGATATTAGATGGAGCTTATAAACAACCTTGCGCATGGATATGTGCAGGAAGCTATATTCTTGAAGATACTTTGGCAACAGACATAATTGATGACTATCCGTCTCTATTGGAATACAATCCAAAAAAAGCTATTAATTGGAGAGTTCATAATCATTTTGGACCACCGGTTAATGTAGATGGAGATGAGTTTGAGTTTATTTATACTAAAAGCACAAAATTATACATATGATAAAATCTTATGATGTAATGTCACCTGATGGTATATCCATCAATAGAATGAAAACTTATAAAACAATAGAAGAAGCTGGAGAAGCTTTGGATAATTTTTTAAAGAGATACGAAGCTCAAGGATATTATTCATCTAATGACGGAAGAATACCTTTAGAGCAATTAGCTTTTCATTGTAATTTAGTTACAATCAAAATGACAGCTAAAGAGATAGTAGATGATCAAGTAAACGAATCATTTGAATTTATATTTGATGAGTTAAAGGATATGTTTGAATTAAGTAGTGGGGATATTAGCCCTAATCAAGTACAAAGACTTGAAAAATTTCAAGATGACTTATCTGATTTAGTGTTAGAATGGGTAGAACAAAATAGCCCAGAAAAACATACTATATAAACTTAAAAGAGTACTGAAGAATGGTTTCCGTTCTTCTTTGCTCTTTGGTTTTTGTTGTTCATACAAATGGTTACAATCGACTGTTGAAGAAATATAAAGCTGGGCGTCAGAGAACGTTAGACTATAAACACACACAGTGAAAGGGGCTTAAGATTGTAATACTTCAGTTAGTACTTCGGTGCTAACTGAATTTTATATATATTTACACTGAAAGTTATTAATTAATCCAACACGTATGAAAACAAATTTTTTCGCTACCATAGCGCCATTTTTGGGCTCTATGAATTTAACATTAACGGTTGCTAAAGGTTCAGGAGATACTGTTGTAGTATCACTATTACCACAACCAAGAATTAAAGACAATGCTAAAGATAGTGTACAGCCAATGGTTATTAGAGGTACTATTGAAGAACTTGACGAAGAGTTTTTTAATGCTATTAAAGAACCAATGACTAAAGTTACAGGTATCGTTATTGAAATTGATAATTTCGAGAAAGGTGCTGAAAAATTAGCAGAAGAAAATAAACACCAAGCTGAATTAAAAGCTCAAGCTAAAAAGAATAAAGAAAAAGTAGCTAAGATTATTATTAAAGCTAATGAATTTATTACAGCTAAAGATTTTAAGAATGCTGAAAAAGAATTAGACAAAGCTATTAAATTAACTCCTGGGGCAGCTAATGTAAACAAATTAGCTAAAGATTTAGAAGATGCTAAACCGGTTAAAAACCAAGTAGATTTATTTGTTGAGGCTCAAAAAGCTGATGCTGTAACTGCTCCAGTAATTGCTGATGAATCAGGTAAACAAATAGGATTTGACAACACTACTGTTGATAATGAAAATGATTTACCTGAATCTCCTAATCAATTAGAGATAGAAAACAATCGTATTGTTCATTCTAATCCAATGAGTGAAGCAGAGATAGAAGTATTGCAAGATGAGTTAGACGATAAAGCTAACTTCCAAGTTGAATCAGTAAATAAATTTAATTATGAGTCTTGAAGCTAAAACACTAAAAAGAGTATTCAAATACGGAAAACTTACATTATCAGATCCAGACCCAATTATGGAGCCTAAAGATGTAATGCAATTTTATTCAGGACAATATCCCGAATTGACTAATGCATCACTTGAAGGCCCATCTATTGAGAATGATGAGATAATGTTTGAATTTGGTAAAACTGTTGGCGTAAAAGGATAACAATGGATGAAAATCTAAAAATTATAGATGAATTATGCAAACAGGAATTGAAACATTTGAAGCAAAACGAATCTCTAAAGAGCTTTCACCAATACTTGGGAAGAATATTTTCTCAAGAGGAAAATTGGGGAGTAACATTAGAGAATCAAGAAAGACAAATAATGTCATCAAATCAAATAGACCACATTCCTTAAAGAAACAAGAATTTTACAATGAATTATGCGTACAGCTGAAGCAAGGTAGCTTCAATGTACGCAATAATTTTGTATCTAATTTGTATTCGTGTATTAAGAATCACCCTAAATATAGGAATGATTTAACATTTACAAAAGATATGAGTGTTAATCATATTGTTTCTTTAATTCAGAATGAAATAGAAAAACTGATGCCAGATAATGCAGAAACTATTATTGAAGATATTAAAGAAGATTTAAAAATATCTTCATATTGTTCTCATGATATGTTTTGTAATCAAGTCTCTATGCCTTTAAAATGGTTAATTAAACTAAGAAATGAAAACATTAAATTATATACTATAATTAGAAATGTTATTTCATTAGTTAAGGGCAAATTTTTATTATCAGATTTTCAAGATGGCTTTAGCCAAGATTCTAAAGAAATGTTTTTTGACGGATTAATTGATTGTGAAGATAAAGTTGACTTTAATTTTAATAAAAAAGGTTTTCTTGAGTCTTGTTCAGCTAATGAATTAAATCTTTTTGTTGATTGGAGACATGATAGCAAATATGATATTCCAATTAAAGACGGAATTGGATATTTGTTAATAGAAGAAATAAACGATATCTATAAAATGATTGACGAAGATTGGTTAATGAATCAAATTAATACATATAAACCAAGAAATCCTATGTTTATTGAATTATTAGAATGGGCTAAAAACGGAATGAAGTTGTATTATAACCATAATGACGTTACAATCCATGATTTAATTTTTATTACAGAAGATGAACATGAAGAAGGTCAACCAGTAACAGCTTTAGATTTTTTAAAGTTTGAATGGGATTTTAGATGTCCATTTTGGGAATTTGGTATTGAACAATCATTAAATGATTATGCAGGACAAGTTGGAGTAATTGAAACTCGTGCTTATTCTGTATTGACAGCTGATCATTATGTAGATAATTTTGATAAAAAATATGAGTTGTTCGGAAAAGAACTTGAACAATGGTTTGATTTCGGAACTGATATTTATTATCAAGAAATTTGGAATTGGGAAAAAAGATAATATGGAACTACAAGAAAAACTTTATAAACCCGTACAAGCTATTATAGTTCATAGGAGTGGTAGTGATTACTACTTAGAATCTTGTTCTATTAAGGATGATTTGTCTTTCGGGGCAACTCATCCTTTAATGAAGAATACTATTGTTGATATAATGGACACTATGTCTGTTGATGTTACTGATAGACTTCAATTTAAAGGAAGAATACCTAAGAATATAATAACTGTAAGAAATAATCCTGGTCACACTCTTGTTGCTTGGACAACTAATCCTCAAATAATGGGGATGTATTTTACTAAATCTGTTGAATTAAAAGATATAATTGCTCCTGTTCCGCGTTTGCTTTGGGTTGCTGAAAACAATAAGCTATCCATATACGCAATGAAAAGCAATACACTAAACAGTAAAACTAAGCTATTTATAGCTCCATTTTCTAATGTTAGTGATAATGGAAGTGTATGCTGGGGAACAGGTAAATGGCCAAATGATGCAAAATACTATGAAGATTACATTAAAGGAATTGAATTAGGATTTTGGGAAAGTAAATTTAGTCATAACATGAAAAATGTTTTATCTAAATCTAAAACTGATTTACATCAGCTTTGGGAATCATTAGATGGAAAAAACAAATTCCCTACAGATGAATTATTAGAAAGTCTAATAGTTAATAATATTAAAGAAAATTTAGGAATATGAAGTCTAAAATACATTATGCTCCTGATTATATAGTTAATCCACCTCATCCAATTACAGTAAATGTAATTGGAGCTGGAGGTAATGGCTCACAAGTGATTCAAGGATTAGCAAGAATGAATGTTACCTTACAAGCATTAGGGCATCCCGGCTTATTAGTTATTATGTTTGATGATGATAAAGTAACAGAAGCAAATTTTGGTAGACAGTTATTTTCTGAATCTGATGTAGGTAGATACAAAGCAGATGTTCTTATTTCAAGAATCAATAGATTTTATGGAACTTCTTGGCATAGTACTAACTATAAATACGATAAAGAAACAGCTGAACACACTAACATTGTTATAAGTTGTGTTGATACTGCTAAAGCAAGAATAAATATTTCAAAATATTGGAATAAGACAAAAGTATACCAAGATTGGGAAAAACCTTATTATTGGTTAGACTTAGGCAATAGTAATAAATCAGGTCAAGTAATACTTGGAAGTTCTGATAGAACTAAACAGCCTAAATCAAAGAAATACAAGACTATTGAAAAATTACCAACTATTGACAAAGAATTTGATTTAAAGAGTATTAAAGATAATAATGAACCAAGTTGTTCAGTAGCGGAAGCTATTGAAAAGCAAGACTTATTTATTAATCCTATTGTTTCTTATATGGGATTAAATTTATTATGGAAACTACTTAAAGATTATTCAATTACTCAAAGAGGGTATTACATTAATTTAGAAACAGGAAAAACAAATCCAATAGGATTGTAACTTCAAGGAGTGCTTCGGTGCTCTTTGATTTTTAATACATATAAATGAGTGAACAATTAGATTTTTTTACAGAGAGTAACTTTATCGGTCAATCAAATGCTGATTTAGAAGAGATTGTACTTGCTACTTTTATTAATTTCCCAGATACTTATTATCAGGTTGCAGACCAATTAAGTATTCACGAATTTTCTACAATAGAAACCAAGTACATTTATAGTGCAATAAGAGAGTTATCAAATGAATCAAAAGTTGATATAGTTTTGGTAACTGATTATTTGACAAGTAAAAAATATGTTGATTATGTGATGGAGAAAAAGATAGGGTTTGACCTAATCGTTTATCTTAATGATATATGTGAACGTATTGACAATGATGACCACCTACTTGAACATATAAGACTTCTTAATGGATATGCAAGACGTAGAGCCTTAATGTTGTTATCAGATAAAGTAAATGAAAGTTGTAATGAAATGGTTGATCCTATGCTAATTCTTGGTTCTATATCTGAAAAGATAATTGAAATTCAAGAAATGGGAGAAATTGAAGAATTTGATGTTAATAAAGCTTTAGATAGGGCTATTGAATATCAAGACAATCAAGATACAACACACTTCATTAAATCTTATCTTACTGAACTTGATTTACATATCACAGGATTTGAACCACATGACTTAGTAATTCTTGCAGCAGCTCCATCTATGGGTAAGACTTCATTAGCGCTTGAAATATTCAAAAATAACATTCTTAGTGGTGTTCGTGTAGCTATGTTTTCTTTAGAGATGAGTGAAACTGCACTAATAAATAGAATTATTGCTTCAGATGCCTTTATTCCATTAAAGAATATAAGGAATAAGTGTATGTCTCATAAAAATTATCAAATGAGAAATACAACTAAAGAAAAATTAGCTAAAGAAAAGTGGTGGATTGATGATAAATCAAGAAGCATTACCAAGATATGCAATAAGATTAGAAAATACTTTATTAGATATGGAGTTAAATTTGTAATTGTTGATTATCTTCAATTAATGACTTGTGATATACCAGGAGCTAATAATCGTGAACAAGAAATTGCTAAAATGTCAAGAATGTTAAAAGAAATTGCATCTGAATTAGGTATAGTTATAATGGCTTTATCTCAAATTAACAGAGCAATTCATGGTAGAGCTAATAAAAGACCTACCCTTGGCGATTTAAGAGAGTCAGGAGCTATCGAACAAGATGCTGATACAGTTATCTTTGTACATAGACCTGCTTACTTTCAAATTGAAGAAGGTATTCCACCTATTGAAAGAGCTGAAATAATAATAGCTAAAGGTAGAAATACTGGTATGGGGAATGTAGAAACATTCTTTATTAGTGAATTAACTAAATTTTGTAATAATCCTTATAATGAAAAAGAATTGGAAGAATACCAAAATCGTCAAAGAAATATCGGAGAATACAGGAATCCATCCGAAAGTAGTTCATATAGTGATTAGGCGGTTCTTCCTTGCTTGCCGTTTGTTAATGTTAAGGAATGAAGAAATTAACATTAAAGGGTATTTCAAGTTAAAACTTAGTAATAAGTATAAAAAAATAGTAAATGAAAAAGGAAAGAGCATAAATTTAAGAATCAGAAAAGATTCTGCTAAAAGAAAACCTAAGTAAGTTAGGTTATTTAATGTACTTTTCTTACATTTACTGTATTAAGTAGCTATGACAAGACTATTAATTTTATCACAAAAAACAGTATCAACAGGTTTTTCAAGACAAGAGCTTGTTGAGTTGTGTCAAGACATAGAATTAGTTGATACATATAAAAATGTAATTAATTCAACTGAAATATGTGACTTAACAGAAAAAACTATTAAGCCTTTAAATAGAGGGCAATGTAATAGAGTAATACGCAAAGAATCATTCTTAATTTCTAAAAACTAAAATAAATGAAACCAAACATTTTTATTGTCGGGCCATCAGGTACCGGAAAGAGCTCGTCTCTAAGAAATCTTAACCCAGATACAAGTATTATCTTAAATACAGAGCAAAAAGCTTTGCCGTTTAGAGAGGCTTCAGCATTTAAATTAAATGTTCCAATAGCTAATACTGATTCATTTGAAAAAGCTTTTGATAAATCTATTCAAAGTAAAAAAGCTGATGTAACAGTTGTTGAGAGTTTTACTTCTTTAACAGAGCACGTTTATTCTGACCTAAGTAAAGCCTACAAAGGCTTTGATTTTTGGGATATGTATAAGAAAGAGCTTATGAGAATATTGCATAAGTCTAAGAATACCGATAAATATGTTGTAATGACTGGAATCGACCAAGTGCTTGAAGGAGCAGGAGGTATAGAGGAAAGATTTATATCTGTAGATGGTAGTCTTAAGAAAAAAGTAGAAAAAGAATTTGTAATAGTTCTTTTTACTGATGTTATAATTAATGAAGAAGGGAATCCTGAATATGTTTTTATAACTAATAAACAAGCTGGATATGAAAATACACCAGCTAAATCTCCAATGGGGATGTTACCAAAGCTAATGAAAAATGACTTAAATAAAGTTATAGAATTGGCTGAAGATTATTATAATCCAAAAATAAATTAGTTTAATTAAAAAAAAGAGTATGAGTTTTGATCAAGAATTTGCAGATGCTGAAAAGCATCAAATAGAACAAAGAAGTAAGTACATGAGCTCTCCAAGAGTTACTGTAGCAGAAGTACAAAAATGTGAATTATCTGAAGATATCAACAAAGACTATAAGGGTTGTCCTTATATGGAAGTTGAGTTTAGAGATACTTCTACAGAAGAATTGAATACATCAAAGTTCTTTAGAACAAGAGATGCTGATTCAGCAGAGACAAGAGGATTCAAATTAAGAGCTATTAAAGAGTTCTTTACGAATGCTGGAGTTGATATGAAGTCTAAAGGAGCAAAAGCCTTAGCGGATGTTGTTGGAAAAGAATTAAAGATTTTGTTTAGAGCAGAAGAATATATTGGATATGATAAAAATGCCAATAATAAACCTGTAGTTAAAGAATCTATTAGATATTTATATTCAGGGCCAGTTAGTGAAGAATTGACCGGTAAGAGCGATTATTTTAGAAAAGCTCTTAGACCTGATGATAAAGCTAAATTTGATGGAGAATTAAAGACATGGGAAAGAGATAATTCACCTACTGCAACTCCAAGTGAACCAGCTACTAAAGCTGAACCATTAGGAGATGAAGGAGATGATGACTTGCCATTCTAATAACATATAAGGAGTACTTCGGTACTCCTTGTATTTTAATTGAAAATTATGAGCACATTTATAGGAACAATAAGCAAAAATGGGCAAATAGTAATCAAAGACCATTATCTTGTTAAAAGCATGCTTATGCAATATGAAGATAAGGATATTGAAATTACTATTAAGAAAGCTAAGAAAAGACGTTCTGACAAACAGAATCGTTGGTATTGGGGTGTAGCTATTAAAACCATACAAGAAGAACTTCTAAGAATAGAAGGAGAGCCTTATGAAAAAAATGATATACATCATTACATATTAAGTGAAATAGTAAAAGCTAAGTTCAGAACTAAAGAAGTAATGGGAAAATTAGTTACATATTCTGAAACAAAGAGCACAAGCTCTATGTCAACAAAAGACTTTGATATGTTTAAATTTAAATTACAAGTACATTTTGCTAACCGAGGAATTGATATTCCAGATCCAAATGAAGATTGTTATACTAATGATTATGAGCCTAAAGGAAAAACTACGTGACATATTCGATAAGTACGAATTAGAAATGGACTTCTTGTTCATTGATTTTGAAGAAAGAATTATTAATATTTATAAACCAAAACAAAGATGAATAAGAAAGAATTTTATTTCCTTATGGGATTTTTTACAGCAGGAACATTAGCGATAATAGCATTTGGACTTGCAACTATTAATTAAACCAAAACAAAGATGAGTGAGATTTCACTATTAGAGTTCTATGCTAAATATTGTAAAGTAAATGGTAAAGGACCTACCATAACAGATAAGGATAAATGGTTGCTTGAAAATTTAGAGAGTGGCAATATACAAAGAGTATGGACTCGTAAATATGGATGGCAATACAAACAATTAAACCAAAACAAAGATGAATAAATACACAATCAAATGGCTGGAGGAGGGAAAAGTAATCAAAGTTAACGCAATAACACAAAGAAAGGCTTTTAATAAAGCAAGAAAAAAACTTTTGATTAGTCCTATCATCAATCATACATTAAGACTAATTAAAATACAAAACAAAGAAGATGAAAAAGATAACTGAAAAAGAAGCTGATGAGTGGGTTCGCAAAAACAAGCATCGTCATAAATGGGTTACTGCTAAAATGCTATCATATTTTGCCAATGATAAGATTAAAGAACTAAACCAAAACAAAGATGAAATATGAAAAGACCAAAAGACATATTATCACAACCTTATCACATACAAGAGTATATTAATTACTTAGAAAGAAAAAAATTAAATATAGACGGTGTTAGCAAATGCCAACACTCATACAAAAAAGTAATAAGTGGAGATGATGGAATGTGGTGTACTGAATGCAATAAATACATAACTACGTTTTAATGTTTGCTAACGCTTGTATATGAGGCGTGAGGAACGAATGACTGCATATACCTTGTTATATGCTTTTTTATTAACTAATCAAAATTAAATAAGATGAAAGAAGCAACTCATTGCGTAGTGTATAAATTACACAAAGACAATTCACCAACCGTAATAGACTGTCATTCTGAAAAAGAACAAGACATACAGTTATCTAAAATAAGAAAGGAAGGTTATCCAAACGCATATAAAGCAACACCCGAACAAGCTACAAAAGTTTTAAACGATTTTGGAGATAGGTTTACAAAACAAAGACCATTAACTCAACAAGAAAGATGGGCAAATTGGGCTTTAGGTAGAGGGTAATTGCATATAACGCATTGTGTA